AATCCCGAACGCTTCCGTCAGCATGGGTGTGCGTTTACACATCAGTCTTGCCGGACGAAAGACTTCCCATGCCTGTTTCTCTGTCGTGGCACCGGAATACACTTCCGCGCCAAACTCGTTATCACAGGCAAAACAATACAGGGCGACACCGGCAGAGATTGCCGATTTGCCGTTCTTACGGGGGATTTCGGTATACACCTCCCGGAAGCGGCGCAGCCGGGAGCCTTTATTGACCCAGCCAAACGCACAGCAGATCACAAAGAGCTGCCACGGCTCCAGCGTGATGGGCATCCTCTTGAATGCCCACTCACCCTTGGTGTGCGGCAACAGCTGAATAAATTTGGCGGCCCGTTCAGCCAGGTCCTTGTCGAAGCGGTAACGAAACGACTTACTTTTTTCCGCCATCAGGTCATCAAGATGGCGCTGGCAGGCCTGAATCACAAACTGGCAGGCCACAATCTTTCCGCGAACGACATCCCGGGCATACTGATTGGCAGCATTTACGTTGGGGTAAGATTTCCGGCTCATGATTCGATAATTTTCAGAAACGGGTTAGTAGCTTTCTTCTGCCCCGCCAGGCCAATCAGACGCTGGCGGCTGCTGGGGTCGAGTCCGAGCATTGCCCCCGTGCTGCTCATCTCGGACTCCTGTTCTTTTTTGGCGGTCAGCTCCGGATTTTTGACCCTGCCGCCCATTGCACCGGTGATGGTGTTGCCCTGTATGGCAATATTTTTCACGGCACGTCGCCAGAACTCATAGGCCACGCACCACCGCTCAAGCACCGCGAGGTCAGTCACGCACAACAGGCCATGACCGCAGAGTTCTTTGGTTGTCAGTTGCCACATGATCGTGGCGAGAGGGAGATCTTCTTCAGCGAACCACTCTGGTGGCTCAACACCTTTGATGGGCGTAAAAACAGGTTCATCTTTGTTCAGGGCTCGCTTGCCGGGGTTTCCGGCCAGCGCCTTGCGCGCCGTTGGCTTGGGGCGACGCCCGGAACGCCCCGCCGTTCCAGCCATATGCGGCACTCCTGGTTAAATTTCATTTTTCGCGGGTATAAAAAAACGATGGGGCGGGCAGTCCGGAAGACGTCAGGCCGCAGGGATTTGACCCGCCCCTCCCCTCAAGCAGTTGAGAATTATTATCACTTCAACCGTTCACGGGCCGTCTTCGCCTTATGACACGGCCAGCACAGACTCTGCAGATTACGGTCGGCATCAGTGCCGCCATGCGCTTTAGGAATGATGTGGTCAACGGTTTTCGCCTCGCGCACCACACCGGCACGCAAACACAACTGACACAGGCCTTTGTCACGCTTCAGCACACGCGCGCGGATAACGTCCCACTTCGAACCATAACCGCGCTGATGACGGGATTGTCCTGGCTTGTATTGCTTCCAGCCTTCGCCTTTGTGTTGCTTGCAATAACCTGACGGGTCTGTGGTTGTCGATCGGCAGCCGCGAACACGGCAGGCTTTTGGTGTTCGTGGTGGCATTGAAATATTCTCTCTGATACTGCTCGCACGATATGCATAAAAACCTCCAACAGGCGGTTTATGTGTAGACGTATCTCAGTACTTAAATAAGAATTTGCTATTACTTTGAAATTGAGATGGTGTGGTTGCAATCGGACTAGATGTCGCAGCTATCTCTTCAAGTAACTCAGCTTTCCAGACATGCCCTAGTTGCAAAGATTCACTATGCGACACTTTGTATTCTGCAGCACTAACGACTTGTTCTAAGAAAAGATCACTGTTTAGCATTTGCATACTTGCATAAACGCCAAGGAAATGAATTTTCATTCCCATATCCATGATCATATTCCCTTCTTTTGTAAGATAACCACTGTGCGTGACATAGAATGCCGGAGAGCCTGACATTCCAGGGAAAGCAGAAATATCGACAACTATTAATTTCTTCCCATCGAAATCGATATCTGGCTCACTCGCTAAGCTTCCTGTTTTCCATATTGGAAGGTCGTGAGTCGTGTCATGATAACCATGAGGATATCCAATCATTACAACAGGAGATGAGGGGTTTATCTGGACATTAGGCAGTGTCGTTGTTTTTGAGACTACTTTTACTCCTGTGTTTACAAACAACTCTTGAGGCAAAGGCATCAAGATAATGTCTGCCTCTTTATCTGTGGGGTGCTCCAACCACAGCGGTGAACCATCTTTAAACAGAGGCATCGTATGTTTGAATAGTTTTCCGGTTTTATCTCTCAGCTGAATATCAATACTATCGCCTATAAATGGCTTTACACCCCTTTCGGATGGGCTGATTCCAGTTATTACATGATAGTTAGTTGCAAGGAAAATGAAACCATTGCTATGTTGATAAAAGAACCCAGTACCTAACGACTTTGACTCTCCATTAGACCTCAAAATTACTAAAGTAGTTACCAGAGATAGCGGCTGTACGTTTTGCATAAAATTCATCCAACATGAACTTCGATATAGGTTGTAAAAGCATACAATCATTCCAGAAAATTCTTAACCAACTATTTCCGATATATGAATCGCCAATTCCGATCTAGCTATATAACCTCACTTTTCAGCAGAGTTTTTCTCCGAAAGCAGGTGCTCACTCTTTCTAATGTCTAACTTATCCCTATTACAAGACGCCAGCGCCGACAACAGGCTTACGTTCAAATCCAGGCTCCCACTCCATGTCAGCGGGTCGGGGATAGCTGGTTGCGGAGTTTCAGCGGTCAGATTCGCTAGTAGTGGTACCGCCGAAACTGGTACGTAAACTGTCCGCGTACCGGCGCAGCCGTTCAGCTGCACGAGCAGGAACAGGACGGGCAGCGCAATCATCATTCGCAAAAGCCATTTTGATATCAGCCTGGGTTCTCTGTGACTCCAGTGCGATCTGCTGTTTTGCATGCTGGTTAGCCTCCAGTACTGTATTGACGATTTGTAGTGATTGCAGGACGTTATTAGTAATGGCAGTTGCCGATTTGGCATTTTGTACAGCCTCATCAGCACGTTTCTTTTCGTGCTGATATTTGCTGTAGTAGTGGTTGGTTGACCAGATGAAAGAACAGACGACAGTTAAAAGGAAAGCAGCGATAATCAGCTTATAGCTCAACTTCATTTACCACCCCACCAGCCTCTTTAAACCTGGCAATCAGGTCACCGATTTTATGTTCATACTGACCATAACCAGCGCCCGGCAGTGAAGCCCAGATATTGCTGCAACGGTCGATTGCCTGACGGATATCACCGCGATCAATCATCGGTAAAGCGCCACGCTCTTTAATCTGCTGTAATGCCACGGAGTCCTGGCTTCTGGGAGAGAAGTCTTTCAGCCCTAGCTGCTTGCGGTAGGCATCCCACCAACGGGAAAGAAGCTGGTAACGTCCGGCTGCTGTTGATTTGAGTTTCGGATTTAGCGTGACAAGTTTGCGAGGATGATCGGAGTAATCAGTAAACAGTTCACCACCGACAATGACATCATAACCGTGGTTACGTGTCGGTTGTCGCCCGTTATCCGTTCCTTCTGACCATGCAACCATATCCAAGAAAGCTTTACGCTGGGAATTTAGTGCCTGCATAAATTACTCCTTCGAGCTACCAAATTTGTTACCGATTACTCGCATTGCAGCCCCACGAATTGCATCGACACCAATCAGCCCAACACCGCCACCAATGGCAACAGAAAGAGATTTAGGCCATCCGACATACTCAAGAGCGGATGCAAAAGTCAGCGTCAGAGCACCACAGAGCAAAATCTCGAGCGTTTTTCGTTTCCAGCCACCACCACCGCCAAAATAGGCAATGCGCAAGCCAGCCATAACGATCGACATAATCACTGCGCCCAGCGGTGTGTCTCCACGCCACCAGCTCTGGAACAACTCCAGCCAGGTATTTGGGTTATGAGGCATTTGTAGTTATCTCTCACCTCGCTGATACAGCAGGTGCAAATTGAGGGAACATCATGTACCGCAAATCAGAAGCGGAAACATCAAAGAAGCCGAACCGATGGAGAACTGCGGAATAGGCCAGGACCAACGAATCCCCAGCCACAGAAACGACAAAACCCGCTCGACGGCGGGTTTAAGCTGTGTGGCGAAGTAACCACTCTTAACAGATTACAATGTTTTTTGCGGACCGCGCTAATGATTTCCTCTTTTTTTTGTTGTATTTTTCACACGGTTGCTAAAATTATTTCGGATCGATAATGAGTACAGAAAATAAGAATAAAACTAGGCGAGTGAGAGTTGGTTTTTTCACTGGTAATGGAAGCAAAAAAGATGGCACATCTGCTGCAAAACTAGCCTTTGAGCAAATGACCACAGCAGATACTGAAACTTTTCCAATAACTTACACAACAGACACCCCAAATCGAGGGTTAAAGTTAGTTATTCTTCAAAAAGATACCACACTGCAATGTTACTTTGGTTACGTATCGTGGAGAAGGGAATGCCTACTACCGTTCATCGAGGATGCTACAGGTAGTGAGAGAACAATTCCTTTAAATGATAAAGATTCTGTAGTTGAAAGAACATATTTTATCTATTACTACGAAACGGACTTATTAGCTATGACCCTCAACCATATAGGGCCCAAAGTAAATGATCTGGCATTCATTTTGTATAACAAAACTGATTTAAAAAGCGTCACTTTTGAAGCCATTTGGAAACAAGAGAGCATGAAGGAACTGCTTGAGGACGGAAATATCCTACGTAGTTTCGATCTTATAGTTGCTGCTCCAAGAAACTTTAACAAAGCTAATTATAAGATTAAAAACCCTTTAGCTAATGAAATTATTGACATGGTTGTTGGTATGGGCGGGTCGCATCTAAGATTAAATATGCGAGGTCGGATTCGCCCGAAAAAACAAGGGTTTAACTATCTAAAAACTTCTGTCACCGATGCTATTAAGGAACTACTTGAACTTTTTCCAAAAGGTTCTGGAGGTCTAAAAATTAAAAAAATTGATGTAACAGAGCCATCCAATAGAACGCCCAAAAGTCTACTTGACCAAGTATTGGTCAGTACAAAGACAATCATTGTCAAAAGCGGTTATCCATCCGATTCTGATATCAGAACGGCGATGATATCTGCTAAAATTGATAACGCGAACTATCTTGCACAGTATGAGCTCGCTAGCAGAGACTAATAACCAAGCATGGAGGACACAATGAGAGAATTAGCCACTTTTCTCTGGAAATGCGTCCTCTGGATTCTGTTGACCTATGCAGCGACAAAACTGTTTAAACCGATGAAGCATGCTGACGTACTCACAACAGCGGGGGTGCTCTCGACTATATCAGGCATCCTGTTTGGTTTTGTTCTGGCTGCAATATCTATATTTAGTAGTGCAAACAGCGATAAGGAAGGAGCAATTAATGCCCTTAAGCAAAACAACGTGTTACCAACTCTGGTAAATCGATTACTTTCAACAGGGTTAACTCTCATCGTCGCATGTATATTTCCATTGATAGCGATGTTTCTACCTGATGATGTTATTGTTGCGGGCAAACCTATTGATTTCCTATTCATACTGTTAGGCTTATCCTCCCTTATAATTTCGCTATATACCTTCGGAAGGTGTTGGTTAGTGTTACGAAAAATCTTCCCCCACTTGTGACAGGTTGGCCTCATATGGGGCCAACCTGTGCAACCCTAAGCGTCCATTTCAAGGTTAACATCCAACATTGAAAGGCAACCATCAATAAATCCTTCGGCTAGTTGTATTTCTATGCGTACCAATTTTTCATCCTTTCCACGCACCTTTGCAATCTTACGCTTGGATATTCTGTATAAATAATGTGCCACAAGCAGCGAGTGCTCATCTGGCTTTTTTTGCTTTAGACGAGCAAGACAACCTTCAATAATTAAGGCATCACTATCCGAACAAGCCAAGCGTTTCTTGCTTGTATAGGGAAGAAGTCCCTTAAACCCAGCGGCTATAGGTGAATAATCAACGCCTGAACTATCACTCGCCGCCCATGCCCCCCAACGCTCCAGAACCATCTGAATATCACGCATCAACTTTCTCCACCAAATCAGGCCAACACACCAATCGCCAGCGCACGATCGATAAAACGAAATATCAGCTCCAGTTGGGAGCCATACTTCTCTTCAAATGCCACGGTATCTGCATGCAGCTCGTCGTGATGCTTTCTGCACAAAGGCAACACAAAGAGGTCATGCGTTTTTGTCCCCATTCCGCCCTGACCGTGACCTATCAGGTGGTGAGGATCATCAGCAGACTTTCCACAACATGCGCACGGCTGCGTCTTAACCCAGCGCGTGTACTTTTCGTTAACCCAGCGGCGACGTTTGGGGCGTAACATAAAAGACTCCGGCGACTCCGGATCCACTTTCAGCGCCAGCACCTTTTTCGCTTTATCCTGGATGATGCTGGTGGCAGGAACCGAAGGAACAAGGTCACTTTCCCGGGTGACAGACGGCACAACAGGCTTCGGTAATCTCAGTGCCTTACGGGCTGCACTTTCCGGTAAGGCATCCGCCAGGTCATTACGAACCAGCCACCAGCATAGTTCCGGCATTGTCACAACGTGACTGTCATCAAAACCGAGATCCCGACGCACAACAGACAACATCCAGCGGGCACAGTTATCCGTTGCCATTGATTCCAGCCGTTCCGTGAACTGATCGCGCAGCTGGTTATCGCAGTGCCAGCACAGACGGATTGCGCCCGGCGCGTGTCGCATTGTGGTCATATTCTCGCTGTGCCAGTCGGAATGAGGCCACTGGCAGCCTTTTTCACGAAGTAACCAGCTTTCAAGACATTCCACTCCACCAGCACGACGGATCACTGCCTCATTGCGGAACACGGCCCGAACAGCAGGATCATCCGCCAGCGGTTGTGATGCCGCCGGAACGGCACCACTGGCGAAAGATGAATAACGCTCCGGCTCAGGCTCCAGCAGGACACGCCCCTGCATAAACAGGGGCATCAGCTCTGAACCTGGCCTGAACAATACGATCCCCATACGCGGGGCAATTTCAGGGGTCAGTAGTGCTCTCACGGTCACCTCAATGAACGGTATCGAGCAGCTTTAACAGCTCAGGGAATCGGGATTCGAAGAAATGCGGCTGCGTCTCGCGCGGATTTGCGGGACTGGTGATGTTCTTGCCGAACATGCAGCCTTTCGCCGTCAGCGACCAGAATTTTTTGATGTTGTTAATCGCAGTGCGGCTGTATCGTTCACGTTGTTCAACGATCCCCAGCTTCGCCATCTGGTGATATGCCTGATTAGCTGTCAGGCGGATACCATACTGCTTCAGCAGTGCACTCAATGACAGCGTGGGGCGGCTTGAGCCATCAGGCGCGTCAGCAGGAGCATCAATGGCATAGCGCGGTGCCAGATTCGGTAAGCCAACAGCCTCCTGGAGTTTCTGACAGGCACCAAGCACTGAAGAGTTAGACAGGTTTAACTCCCGGCGCATAAAGTCCAGCAGGATCACGCCAGCCTGCATCTTGTCAGCAGCCTGTCCGGATAATTTTTCCGGTGCGCTGGTTACCATATCGAAAGTACGGATCACCTTCAGATGGAATGACGGGCTGATCCACATTGCATAGGCATACACCAGTTCCTTGCAGACATACGTTCCCCGTTCATTTCCCCCATGAATCACACTCACCGGGTCAACACCCAAATTCTGGGTGTTGGTCAATTCATGAACAAGCTCAACAGTTTGTTGGCTGGAAAGAAACTTTCCTGGCTCCTTGGTTCTGGCATTTGCACCAGATGCTACTGCTGCGCGATGCAGATCGTTCAGGCTGTAACGTCCATAAGCATCACGACGAACTTCAATACCATCAATGACCATCAGATTATTCATACTTCGTTTCTCCTCTTAATCAGGCGGCTGCACCCGCCGGTTTCTCATACTTACTGATAGTGATCTCGACCTTCCCTTTCGGGATAACCGGTCCCCACTCCACCAGCATTCTTTTCACCTGTCTGTCGTCTTCCCACACACCCGCGTGGGTCAGCGCGTCAAACAGCGCCTTGTTATAGTTGTCCAGATCGCGGATCCGGTTATCCGGAGGAAACAACACGATCTCCACTGAAGCAGGTGCCGACGTTGGTTTCGGCAGACGACGTAACTGCTCAACTATTGCTGCACACGCCGCGCTCTGGAATTTTCGCCCCGCCGCGCTTATCAGGCTCTTACCAGCAAACGCCCCTTTGTTGGGGTGTCGCCAGTACGTGTTCACGCTGGGCGGAAAAGGCAGGATCAGCTTCATACTTTCAGGCCTCTCTCATGTAACCAGTGGGCTGCACGCAGCCTGGCGTTTTCCTCACCGGCAAGCAGTGCGCGGATAATCCCGACCGCCTCGCTGTCGTCGTCCTTCACCGCGGTATGAAGCGTTATCCCCCGGGCCACGCCACGCTTTATCGTGATGACGCCTTTTTTCTCCAGTGCGCGAAGATGCTCCACCGCTGCATTCACCGAACGGTATCCCAGCATGGTTGCCACCTCCTGATTGGTTGGCGGAAAGCCACGCTCTTTCTGGTAAGAAATCAGCATATCC